TTTGAGGAGCGTTACCAGCTTTAGACTGACCACCGATAGGTTGTAAATTGTCTTTATTGTAAGCCATGTAATATCTCCTTATGATTCACGACATGTGATTTGAACAATACCTTCAGCATCGATAGCAACTGCGCCAGCTGAGAACATTGAGTTCACTAAGAACGATGTTTTCTCTGGTACATAGTTGATCTCTGTTTTAGGTCCCATACCTTCAGCATAACCTAAAGCATCTTTATGGAAAGCCCAAACTGTTCTATCGCTAGAACCGTCAATAGCTAAACCGCCTTCAGTTCTGTCGCCTAATACGTGGAAGTTGAAACCTAAGAATGTATTGATTTCACCAGCCACTAGAGCTTTAACTGAAGCGTAGTCAGATGATGTAAGTTTTTGCTCAGCTAATAATGATGATAAAGAGTTAGCATGGATAACCATGTGTCTGTCTTGTGGAGGTACGTTACCAGCATCTAACTGTTTCTTAGCATCAAGAAGCTTGTCTAAGTTTAAGTTAGTATCTGTACCACCGATATCATTAGAAACTGTGTTTGAAGTACCTGATGCTGTTAATGCATCAATGATAAGTTGGTCTTGACGACGACCGATAGCATTAGCCACAACTTGCACTAATTCTTGTCTTTCATCAAAGTTAACTTTTTGTTGCATGAAGATATCAGAATATTCTGCTGCATTCCAATCTTCAAGTGTTGCTGTTACTTGTGAAAAGTCCACGTTTAACGGTGTTACGTCAGTTTGTGGAATTCTTAAAGTAGCTACACCTTTACCCACTTTAGGGAATTTTGCTGTTGAACCTTCAACGCCTCGTCTTTGTCTCGTTGCATTTACAAGCTGTGCTTTAGCTTGATAAGCCTGTTTAACTTCGGCATCAAATAAGGTAACAAAAGCATTAGATAAACCAATAGCCATTATTGACTCCTTATAGTAATTAACAAAATAAAATTAATCGCTGTGGTATGCCAGATAAATCTGGGCCGTGCTTGCTATTTACGATAGCCGGTCGACAAGATTACTTGCGTTCAAGGGTTACATGAATATGTAATAGGCCTTATGCGATAATATACCACATAAAGCCCATTATTACAAGACTAGATTAACCGTATACTTGTTGGAACGCACGTTCCACTTTTTTACGATAGGCTGGATCTGTTTGATACTTAGGATCTGCAACAAGTTGTTGTAGTTCTTCTTTAGAAGGTGTACCTTCAACAGGAGTTGTTTCGGTAGGAATACGACCTTCGTATGATGCTCTGAGTTTTTCTAATGCAGCAATACCTCTTGCAGTACCGCCCATGACTTTAAACTCCTCAAAGTCATCTTTAGACCATACACCTTTATTTACTAGATTGCTAGCCCATTTAACCATGCCATTGATTCGTGCCTCAGCATTAGGACCAAGTAATTTCATTTCTTCTTGTGTATTAATCTCTGCTTGTTCTGCATTACCAATACCCATCTCAACAACTTGACCAACTAGATCATCTAATGCAGACTGACTGATACCATAGTCTTTTGCCCAATCTAATACATGTTGTTTTAATGGATCATCATCAGGTGTTGCTCCAAATGCTGACATATCATAATTGCCATCTTCTGGTGCTTTGTGTTTACCTTGTGATATTTTCTTACGAAGATCTGCCCATGACTTAGCAATACCTTCAAGATCAGGTGCAGCATCATCATTCTTCCAAAAGTTTTCAGGCCACCAATCTGGTCGTTCTAAAGGCTCATCATCATCTTCATCCTTAACAGCAAACTCTTCTTTTGCTTTTAGTTCTTCAGGATCACGATGATCTACTTCTACTGCTTGTGGATTCTCGTCTGTACTGGCTTCGTCTGGCTCTGGAGTAGCTCCATCGAGTAGGCCAGTGCTTGACTCTTGCTCCACACTAGGCTCGAGTGTTTCTTCCATTATAATTTCCTTGCTCTAATTAACCTTGCTTCTAAGTCCTTAACGATACTATTTTGTCCTTCTCGATAATATGCGTAGCTAGGATCGCTACCTGGCAAGGCAACAGGTTGCTCAACAACTGCTTCACGCAGCCATTTGATTAACTGTTCACCGTCCTCACCTCCAAGGACTCTAAGACAGAGACGATCTACATCATCTCTTTTTTGATTAACATCTCTAATATCAAGTGGTAATGCTTGATCTAAATCTTCCCATCCAGCCATAACTTATCCTTATTGTTGCATCATCTCCTGTGCAGCTTCTGGATTTTGCTGTTGCATTTGTTGTGCCATAGCAGCAGCTTGCTGTTGCATCATTGCTCGCTCTTGTGGTGTTGGTCTGAGCTTCTGAGGAACACCTAACTTCTCTGCAATGTAATCTAACATCTCACCTACTTTAATTGCCATCTGACCTTCTGGTCCAGCTTGTTGTGCAATCTGTGCATATTGTAAGATGTTTTGTATATCATCCATATTCTGTGCCATAGCTAATGGAGCCACAGGACTGATCTTAACTTCTAAACCATTAACCTTTAATGGTAATGAAATTATACCACGCTGATCCATGACTTCTAACATCTTGCTAACTAGGGGAATCATTGTTTCATTAATGAGTCGACCAAATGCAGAGCCTAAGTTTTGTGATAACTCCTTCATTCTTTCAACAACTTCTGTTGCTGATCGAGCTGACATATTATCTGGCGGTAATGATTCATCTAATAGAATACGTTTGATGTTAGCCACTAAGTCATTAATCACTAATTGTGATACATTAAAATCACCTGATCTTGGTAATGGTCTGAGTGATTCACCTTGTGGACCACCATTACGTGCTACAGGAATAATAGCACCTGGCATAATCTTGACTGTATTAGGATTCAATACACCATCATCTGCTGCTGTATACACACCAGAGATAGCAAGAGAAGCATTCTTTAATACTAACTCTTTAGTCTTATTTAATGTTTTAATATCAGGCAATGCTGTGATTAATGGACCACGACCATAGATCTCACCAGATACTTTAGCATAACGAGATACAACCCATGGACTATATTTCATACGCTTATAGAGTAGTTCTGTTTTGGACTCCTTATGAATCACATGATAACAATAATCACCACGTTTCTGATCTAATATAGTTGCTTCAATAAGTTCAACATCATCCGTTGGTTTGTCATCAATCTTCTTTTGTAATTCAGCTGGTATTTCAGCATCTGGCCATTGACGTTGCACTGCTTCACCTTTCATGCGCATACGTCTATAGACATTATCTACTTGACCATTAGCACCTTCTTCAATAGAAACTAGGTATTGTGGTACAGGAATAAAGTTAATAGGTGTAAGATCATCACCAGGTTGCACCATCATCACTGCGGTACCAACAGATAAGTCAAGTAAGAATTCACCAATAGCAATATCAAAGTTAGATTGCTTGAGTGTATCAAATAACTTATCGTTATACATATCTAATGCAGCTTGTGCTTCAGCATTACGATCCTCAGGAATATCTGATCCAGGTTCTAATCTGCACCATTTACGTTGAGGAGGGAAGATACCAGATTGCATTCTATTTGCAAATCGTTGTGTAGAGTTAATAGCAGTAGAATCAAATACACGATTCATCTTTTTAGTGCCACCAACCTTACCATCATAATGACCGTCATAAAGATTACGTTGTGGTAATGCAAACTCGTATGCTTCTTCATACAAGTTCCTAAAGTCTTCTTTTTTAATTAATGCTTTCTCATGTCTCTTTAAGACATCTTCTGCATTTAATCTCATCATTTCTGCCATTATCCTATACCTCGGTTCATTAATAATCCTCTATTTTTTAGTCTTGCATCTACCATAGATTCATTTGCATCTTTTTCTTCTTGATCCATAATAGTATGTATTTCTTGTGATCTTTTATTCAACTCATCCGGAGTTTTGTATATTGGAAATTTACCTGACTTAATGTCATTTTTCCAGATATTATATAGTTCATCCTCATCATATACAATTCTACCTTTATCTCTAATATACCCTGGAACAGATACATATTGTCCTTTATTAGGACCTTCTGGAATCATAATTCCTGTAGAGTAAACTGTAACTGGTCTGCCTTCTTCATCACGACCAACTTTCCCAGACCGAATAGTGTCTCTATGATATTTAACAATATTCTGCTCTGCTTTAGATAATGTCATCATGTGACGTGGCATATACATTTCAACCATAATTATCCTTTTTTATTTCTTGCTGCAAATGAACGTGCTGCCTCTTTACTACCGAAACCCCATGCCTGTAATGCTTTCTTCAATCTTGTTGGTCTACCTTTTTCATCTTTTAAAGGACCAGCCATACCACCAAAGCGTGCAGCAAAGCTGACACGACGACCATCTGTGCCAGACTTTTGTGGAGCCTTAAGATCTCCACCATCTTTTCTTTCAAAGTGTTTACGTCCAGCCTCATTCAATCCACCTTTAGGGTTTTGATATTTCTTAGCAACCATTATTCAGTCCAACTTATTATTATTTCCATTGCATGTGGATTGTTGTTTCCATCTGCATTGGTTAATCTAAATAGGTAATTAGTCAATCCTTTTAGGATAAGATTATTACCACCGACTTCACCACCACCACCTTTTTTACCCACACCACCTGTTAGTATTTCTTTTAACACTAAAGTCCCTGTACTTGTTACAGTAGGGTTGGCAAGAGCTACACCACTACTTACAATTGTACTAGCACGATTCCGATTAATAATAGGCAATGATGTGCCACCTGTTGCACTAGCACCTTCATATAAGTAACCAACTGCATTGCCACTAGATAAACCATTAATACTAAATATAGGATTAATATGTTGAGGAAATGCAATTACAATATCAATGCTAGCTCCATCTACAACTTTGTTGTCATAATCAGCAACTAATCCAGCACTAAAAGCTTGCCCTTCAACTAATCTAACATGCTCAACTGGTCTCGTTGCATAGGCATCTCTATATCTTTCCACTATGCCCACTCCGCTTTTTGTATTCTTAATGGACCTAGATTAACTAAGAAGTAATCAACAGGTTCACCATCGACCTCACCTTCATAGATCTCAAAGCCTACGTTAAATCCCCAATATAAATGATATGACCACATTACTTTTTCTTCTTAGGGAATCCAGCTAACATATTCTTATATGCTTTATCTGATATAGTAGAATCCTTTTTAGATCGACTTGTACCAGCTTTCTTACGTTTATTCATATTGTAATATAAACCTTTACTTGCCATTACTTCTTCCCCTTGCGTGCTTGTGACATTGCAATAGCAACTGCTTGATCTTTGCTTTTGACAGTTGCACCTGATCCTGATTTGAGTTTACCAGATTTATACTCTTTCATAACTTTACGAACTTTCTTTTGCATCTTATCTTGCATCTAAGACTCCTCCTAAGTTACCTTTTTCAGGTGGTTGTTTAATATTACGTACTCTGTTTTCTTTACTATCCATTGTAATATACTGATCGTAATGACGAC